TGGTACAACAACAACTGCAACTGTTAATGGATTAACTAACGGCACAGCTTATACTTTTACTGTACTAGCAACAAATAGTGCTGGTTCTTCAACATCATCTACTGCATCTAATTCAGTAACACCAATAACAATACCCGACGCACCTACAAGTGTAACTGCAATAGCAGGTAACGCTCAAGCAGTTGTAAATTGGATAGCATCAGCAAGTAATGGTTCAACAATAACAAGTTATATTGTAACAAGCAGCGGAGGACAAACATCCAATGTAAATGGTACAACAACAACTGCAACTGTTAATGGATTAACTAACGGCACAGCTTATACTTTTACTGTACTAGCAACAAATAGTGCTGGTTCTTCAACATCATCTACTGCATCTAATTCAGTAACACCAATAGCGCCACCACATAATTTAAACACACCTAATAAACAATGGCTTATGTATTTAAATACATTGTCTTCTATTAGCGGAGATGATTTAACAATAAAACCAGATATTACAAGAAATTTAGTATTAGAAGTTTCTGGAAACAATAATATTGTTATGAAAAAAGGAACCACTTCATATAATTTAACTAATTTATTAACAAGTGATGTTTCGTTTTCTAATATTGATGTAAGTGTGAATTTAAACCCGTTATTACCTAATAATTCAAGTTTAGGTCTTCCTAGTAAAATGTGGGGCAACGCATATATAAATGATATAAGTGTTACAAATGTGAGTGTAAGTGAAACTATTTATAATGTTAGACAAATAATACCACAAATAGATGACATAAGCACTAGTTTAGGATCTAATGCAAATATATGGCAAAAAGCATTTATTCGTGATTTAAGCGGTATTATTAGCATAAATGGTAGCAATTGGCCAATAACAGGACAAACAGGACCAACAGGAGCAACAGGAATAAGTGGACCACAAGGACAACCAGGACCAACCGGAGGAGTAGGACCAACAGGAGCAACAGGAGCAACAGGACCAACCGGACCAGACTTAAGAGTAAATATCAATACAAGATTGACTGACAACACTAATAATTTTAGATTAACCACAAAAAGTAGAATATATCAAAATATTAGTGGAAGTTTTAATGATACAATTTGGAGTGCTGTTAATGGATATTATGGATTGGCAAAAGATGCTTATCCGAGTTTAAATCCTTATTCAAGTGGAGCAAAAGCAGTTAAAACTTGGACTAATTATTCAAACTTTTTCATCGACCCAATGAGTGTTTGTTGGTCTCCAAAACATCAAATATTTGTTTGTGTTTCACACCATGCAAATAGTAGAGGAGCAATTTCTAGAAACGGGAGAGATTGGACCACAACACTACCATACACCGGTTCTGGAACAAAGATTGACGCCAGGTATATTTGTTGGTCACCAGAATTAGAAATTTTTGTTGTAGTTTCATCTGCAACCTCTACACACGCTGTAGTTACTTCTCCTGACGGAGTAAATTGGAATACATTAACAACAGGAGCATCACTGGTGCTGCGGTTTAGTGTTTGTTGGTCGGCAGAACTTGGTTTATTTGTTTCTCCTCAATATAATAGTAGCAATGTAATCATTTCTAAAAATGGAATAAATTGGAATGAAATAACAGCGCATAATGGTTTGTGGAGAGATGTTTGTTGGGCTGCTGAACTAAAAATTTTTGTTGCAGTTGGTGGTGCAAATGTTATGACTTCTAAAGATGGAACAACTTGGAATATAATAACAACACTACTTACAAATATATATAGTATATGTTGGTCAAAAGAACTTGGAATATTTGTTGCGGTAGCATCAGGTGGTACATATAGAGTAATGACTTCTAAAGATGGAATAAATTGGGATGTAACAACAACTGGGGTAACAGATAATCAATGGTCGAGAATAACATGGTGTCCACAAATTAGATTATTTATTGTTGTTGCTATTTGGGGAAATGCAATCACTTCTAGTGATGGAATAAAATGGACTTTTGTAAATACTGGAGATCTCCCAGCTTTTACATATGCCGATTGCTGGTCTCCGGAACTTGGAATATATATTGCTATAGGTGAGGGTAGGACTATCAACTCTTCCTTAAAAGGTCGCCCTCCAACAAGTTATAATGTATTTGATAGCAGTTTTAATAGCATAGATGAAACTGGTAAATGGACTTTTCAAAATATGGCTGTAACAACTATGACCACAGGAGGTTCATCTGTAAATTCAGATGACCGCCTAAAGCATAATGAAGTTATTATTACTAATGGTTTAGACGTGATTGATAAACTAACTCCTAAGTTTTATCAAAAAACACAAGTTTTGTTAGATGCTCATCATAATGGTGATTTAAGTGCTTATACTTGGTCTCTTGAATCTGGTTTAATTGCACAAGAAGTATTACAAATAAGTGATTTAAGTTATGTAGTAGGTGGAGGTGATTATTATGAACAAAAATATATTTATAAAAGACAAACCAATGATTTAAGTTACAATTATTATGAAATAAGTGCTAATTATTATGAAATAAGTGCTAATAACTATGAAGTAAGTGCTAATTTAATAACACAAGCATATAATCTTAATTATAATTCTGTTTTTGTTTATGGACTTGCGGCTATAAAAGAATTACATACAAAAGTAAAAGCACAAGAAACAACTATATTAGATGAGCAATTAAATGATTTAGTAACAAGAATAGAAGCATTAGAGTCAGCAAGACAAGATATGTCTAATAATATTGAATAAAAATAACATATTATAAAAATTACATATTATAAAGAAATATATATTTTTTATATATATAAAAATATATATATTAATACTATAGTAGTTTATGAGTTTACATAATTTAAACACACCTAATAAACAATGGCTTATGTATTTAAATACGTTGTCTTCTATTAGCGGAGATGATTTAACAATAAAACCAGATATTACGAGAAATTTAGTATTAGAAGTTTCTGGAAACAATAATATTATTATGAAAAAAGGAACCAATTCATATAATTTAACTAATTTATTAACAAGTGATGTTTCATTTTCTAATATTGATGTAAGCATGAATTTAAATCCGTTATTACCTAATAATTCAAGTTTGGGTCGTCCTAATAAAGCATGGGGCAACGCATATATAAATGATATAAGTGTTACAAATGTGAGTGTAAGTGGAACTATTTCTAATGTTAGACAAATAATACCACAAATAACCAACGACATAAGCACTAGTTTGGGAAGTAATACAAATATGTTGCAAAAAGCATTTATTCGTGATTTAAGCGGTATTAGTAGCATAAATGGTAGCAATTGGCCAATAACAGGACCAACAGGACCATCGGGACCAACAGGACTAACAGGAATATCCGGAGAAAATGGACTAACAGGACCACCAGGACCAGCGGGACCACCTGGACCAATAGGAGCAATTGGACCTGCCGGAACAACTATTACAGCAACTTGGAAAGATATTAGTAATTTAACATTAACCACATATCATAGAATATATCAAAACATCGGTAGAAAACCCATTTACGAACTTAATACAAGTTCTTTGTCGTGGGTGCAACATAAGGCCAATGCTGAGAGTTTAGGCAAAACTTTGGCTGTTATTTTAAACGCAACACAAAATGAAGAAGTTAGGGTTTTGGCAAATAATGGAGCTTATATTGGAGGAATAAGAAAAGCGACTTCATCAAATGCCAATGGGGGCACGTCGACTGATTGGGAATGGGTAAATGGAGATACTTGGAACTATGCTAATTGGAATGGAGGAGAACCGAATGGTCTTAATGAACCTTACGTTGAAATGTATTCCAGTGGATTTTGGAATGATACAGGCGGTGGTGGTGGTGGTTCTGCCGTTTATATGTCTTATGTAGAAGACCCGAGTTGGTCTACAGTTAATAATTATTATGGATTGGCAAAATATGCTTATCCGGCATTGAATCCTTATTCAAGTGGAGCACAAGCGGTTCAAACTTGGACTGTGAGAACAACACCATCTTCACAATGGAATAGTATTTGTTGGTCACCGGAACTTAGGCTATTTGTTGCTGTAGCTTATTATGGATCAAATAGAGTAATGACTTCGCCTAATGGTATAATTTGGACTGCTTTTACTGCAGCTACTGCTAGTACATGGTACTCTGTTTGTTGGTCACCAGAACGAATGTTATTTGTTGCTGTTGCTGAAGGCGGAACATCAACAAGAGTAATGACTTCTCCTGATGGAAAAAATTGGACTGCTAGAACAGCATCATCAGAAACTTCTCGGTGGAGTGCTGTGTGTTGGTCCGCAGAACTTGGAATATTTGTTGCTGTATCCATTGATGGAAACAATAGAGTAATGAGTTCTAGCAATGGAATAAGTTGGTCTTCGAATAATGTTTCTGGTATAGAAGCTAATATTTGGATTGATGTTTGTTGGTCTAAAGAACTAGGATTATTTGTTGCTGTTGCTGAAAACGGAACAAATAGAGTAATGATTTCAAATAATGGAACAAATTGGAATGCAATATTAGCAGCCGGAGGACAAGATAATGTATGGCGCAGCATTTGTTGGTCTCCAGAACTAGGAATATTTGTTGCTGTTTCTGATAGCGGAACTAATAGAGTAATGACTTCCAATAATGGAATAAAATGGATTTCAAGATCAGCTGTGGGAGTTAATCTCTGGTATAATGTTTCTTGGTCTCCGCAACTTGAATTGTTTGTTGCTTGTGGAACAAATTGCCTAATGAGTTCACCAGATGGAATGAATTGGACTTCAAGACCTGTAGCACAATCTAATACTTGGCTTGGAAGTTGTTGGTCTCCAGAACTTGGAATTTTTGTTGCTGTTGCTGATAATGGAATAGATAGAGCAATGACTTCATCTTTAAAAGGACGCCCTCCAACAAGTTATAACTTATTTGATAATACGTATACAATTCCTAGCGGTACTGGTATTGGTAGTGGTGGTATAATAACCACTAACGGTTCATATACGATCCATAGCTTCATAACAGTTGGGTCATCTACTTTTACACCAACAACGAGCGGAACAGTTGAAGTATTGCTTGTTGGTGGTGGTGGTGGCGGTGGGCCTACTCTTGGTGGTGGTGGTGGTGGTGGTGGTGTTATTTATATGCCTTCAGTATCAGTTAGTGCAGGAACAAGTTATTCAGTTGTCGTGGGTGATGGTGGAGCTTCAGGGACTAATGGACAAAACTCTTCTATTTTTGGAGCAACTGCAGCTGGTGGTGGAACGAGCGGGACATATCCAGACGGTATTGGAACCAGTGGAGGCAGTGGCGGTGGTGCTGCTGCTGGTCAATCGAACCTTAATCAGGGTGGTGGGACTAGTGGTAATAGTCTTGGATCAAATAATGGAATTATTTACGGGAATATAGGAGGCAGTTTGATTGGTGGTACTCGAGCAACTGACGCAACCAGAGCAGCTGGTGGTGGTGGTGCTGGCGTAAAAGGTCTAGATACAGATATGAATGTTACAGGAGATACAGGTCAAACAGGTATGGGTTCGGGTGGAGCGGGAATTGTTAATACTATTCTAGGACCAAGTTATTATTGGGGAGGTGGAGGCGGTGGTTCTAGTCACAGCTATCAATTTGGCGGCTATGGTGGTCTCGGTGGTGGCGGTGGAGGGGCAGGTGGGAGCGGTCTAGGAGGTGGTGGACAAGGTCTTGGTGGTGGGTCGGCGCTTAATAGTGGAGCAAATGGTGGAGTAGGTGCTAATATGAATGGTGGTGCTGGTGGTGCAAATACAGGTGGTGGTGGTGGTGGAGGAAATTGGTCTAATGGACTAGGTGGTAGTGGCGGCTCCGGTATTGTAATAATTCGCTACATCACCCCCCATATTACTATTTCAACTAATAGCATAGATGAAACTGGTAAATGGAGTTTTCAAAATATGGATGTAACAACTCTTAGTGTAAATAATCAAGTTGTAACATCAGATGACCGACTAAAGCATAATGAAGTTGTCATTTCTAATGGTTTAGACGTGATTGATAAACTAACTCCTAAGTTTTATCAAAAAACACAAGTTTTGTTAGATGCTAGTTATAATGGTGATTTAAGTGGTTATGCTTGGTTCCATGAAGCTGGTTTAATTGCGCAAGAAGTATTACAAATAAGCGACCTAAGTTATGTAGTAGGTGGAGGTGATTATTATGAACAAAAATATATTTATAAAAGACAAACCAATGAAGTAAGCGCGAATTATTATGAAGTAAGTGCTAATTATTATGAAATAAGTGCTAATAACTATGAAGTAAGTGCTAATTACTATGAAGTAAGTGCTAATTATTATGAAATAAGTGCTAATAACTATGAAGTAAGTGCTAATTATTATGAAGTAAGTGCTAATTATTATGAAGTAAGCAACAACTATTATGAACCAAGTGCTAATAATTATGAACCAAGTGCTAATAATTATGAACCAAGTGCTAATAACTATGAAATAAGTTATAATTTAATAAAACAAGCATATAATCTTAATTATAATTCGGTTTTTGTTTATGGACTGGCGGCTGTAAAAGAATTACACACAAAAGTAAAAGCACAAGATTCAACAATATTAAATCAAAAAAATATTATAAGTAGTTTACTAGCAAGAATACAAACATTATGATTGTGATGAATATCCAAACTCAGAAGATATTAAGCAACAAGGAACAGTTATATTTTTTCCTTCATTTATTTATCATGAAGCAAATCAAGTTACTTCTGGAATACGACATAGTTTAGCACTTTGGTTTGAGGGTCCAAAATGGCGGTAAACTCTTTTGATTAATATTATAATATTAATGTCTTAAAAATAATATTATAATGTATTTCACTAACAAATCCAAACAATCCAAACAAATTACCTTCTCTTAAGTGTTCGGCTTTTACCCACCTTTGTCTTAGTAAATTTATATTTCATAGTTTTTTTAAAACCTTCTTTTGGAATATATCTAAAAAAGTTCATATTATAAAGTCTGGATTTGCGCGAAAGTTCATTGCTTTTAACTTTATCGTATATTTTCACCTTTTCTTCGCGTATATCTTCTAATGTTTGTTGTTTGCCGTAGCATGTTACACTAAATCGTTTTAGCAGCCCTCTTTGCTCTAGTCGATTTTTGATTTGAACTTTAAATAAATATTCAGACAAACATAATAGTCGGTTTTCATCATAATAAGGTCTATTTGCATAAATAAAAATTAAGTAAAAACTCAAAATGGTGTCAATAGAGGCAACTTTGATTTTACGCCCTTGTAGTGTAATAACATTATAACTATGACAAGCAACAGTTTTGTAAATAAACGCAATAGCATCATTATTAACAATTATTTCACAATGGTCGTCTACATATTCACCAATAGGCTTCTTTTTTCTAATAACAACATTTTTAAAGCCTTCATAATTAAGTTGTTCTTTTAATATTAACGCACTTGACATAGGGTTTTCGCTCAACATATCAAAATCGGGAATAGTATTGACTTGTGCTCGTTCTTTTTTGGGCATATATTGACTATAAAGTGACGCGGCATAACCACCAAAAAACACCAATCCTTGATTTATGAACGATGTTTTACAAACTTCATACAGTTTATTGCGCTCTAATACCGAACCATCGTAATCTCTCTGAAATTCTATAGATTTACAAAGATCTCCTTTTAAAGGATAACTTTTGTTTAATAAAGTAATGCGTTTTAATATTTTTTCCCATCGCGATACATCGCCCATTGGTCTTGACAATTCAACATACATAGCCATGCGCAAATAGTTAGGAGGGCAATAATTTATAGCATTTATTTTAATAGCTTTTTTGAACAAGTTTGTAAACAATGTTTTGTCTAAATAGGTTATGTCAGCAATGGGAATAAAATTAACATACACTTTATAGGTTCCTGCGTGCACTGCTGATTTTGCCTCAACTTCCTCGTAACCGGCTTTATAATATATATTTGTTAACTTTGTCGCATATTCCATTGCTAACGGCGTAAAAAAATCATAGTCAGGTATTTCAATATCTTTGTTATAAAATCGGTCTTGTTCTGGTAATATATTATTTACAGCTGTTCCGCCATAACATAAGGTATTATGTGTTCTTAAAAATTCTTCTAATATTTCTATAATTTTTTTTATAGTATCAGATTGTACTAATTTTTTACCAACTTCATAAGTAGCACTATCAATAGCATTTCGTAATATTTTTAATTCTTTTTCTTCAAAAGATTTCATAATAAATTCTATAATATAGTGTGTTATTATAATATTTTTTATTTTATAGAAAACAAAAAACATAAAATGTAAAATGTAAAAATTGGTTTTTGTATTATTATTGAGTCAAAACGCTTTGTATTGTACTTCTAATATCTTCTATTGGTCTATGACTTGTAAAAGGAATAATCGCAAAACTACTTGGAACATTGGCAATTAAATGTTCCGATTTTAAAATCCATGAATAGCTTCCTTTATTTGTAAATTGTTCAATATATTGTTGAAGATTCGCATCTTTGGTTTGATATTTCATAGCTATAGCATTACAACCATATCCATATGCTGAAGCAAACTCAGTATTATTTACAGAGTTATTTAAATTTGGTAATACTATTACAAAATTTTTCTTTGTTTCATCTATAAACTGCGTTGTTCTACCAGCTATTTCAGTATATCTATAAGTTTTACAATATTCACTTCTACCTTTTAAATTAATATAGGTTTTTAATTTTGCTAATACATTATTTGTTTCTAATATATTATTTGATGGATAAAAATCACATATAATAATAATTGTTTTGTATAAATCACTCATTTTAACAGTCAATATTGTTCCTGTTGTATAATTATATTGTTTCATTAAACGAAAAGTGTTATCACCTGAAGTAGCTAAATCCAGGTGTTGTTCAAATAAGTTTCCAATTGCTTCTAACATTGTTAAATTAGTGCTCATAATTCTAAAGTTTAAAATTAATGGGTCTCGGTTACAATTTGTATGCACAGCATCAAATGCTCTTGTGCTAATAGTATTTAATACTTCACCTAAATCTAAAGAATTATATGTTTCTTTTATATAGTTGCTATTTGCAGTAGACGACGCCACGATTGGTTTATTATTATAGGAATAAATTTCAAAATCTAGAAATCTACATCCATTACTAATACATTTTTCTAAAGCACATAAATTAACAAAATTGTTTTTATATCCATCACCACAGCAACAATTATAAGCACTTTTAACATAATAATTTTTTAATATACTATTAGATATATCAAATTTGTTTACATTACTTGAACTTGTGCTACTTGCTACTACAATGTTTGCACTAGTAAAATAAGATTTTCCAACATTAGCCTTATAATATTTATCTAATTTATTACAAGTTCGTTTTTCAAGTGCTAATCTATCATATATCCAACCAAATAATATTAACATTATTAGAGTTATAATAGCTAGTGTTATATATAAATAATATGACGGTATAACACCTCCTTCTGGTATTTGTTGTTTAATTGTATGCCAAAGTTGCTTTGCTTTTCCGATTATTGACTCTTCAAGATTTGGATTAGGATTAGGCATAGTTTTAAGTAATACTATATTTATATATTAAAACATTTAATTTTAACTAAAATAGTTTAATAATAGTTTAATAATAGTTTAATAATAGTATAAGAATTTAGTAATAATGTAATAATGTAATAATATAATAATTTAATAAAAGTATAAAATTATTATAGTATATTAATTATTATACTATGGCAGGAGGATTATTAAACTTAATAGCACTAGGCGACCAAAATGTTATTTTGACTGGCAATCCTACAAAAAGTTTCTTCAAATCTACATATTCAAAATATACTAATTTTGGATTGCAAAAATTTAGAATAGACCAAATAGGACAAAAAGAGCTAGATGTTACAAAACCAACAACATTTAGCTTTAAAATAGAGCGTTATGGTGATTTGTTAATGGATACTTATTTGGTAGTAAAATTACCAACAATATGGAGTCCAATATTAAATTATAAAAAATATCAAGATATTAGCGCTGTTTATAGACCATATGAATTTAAATGGATAAAACATATTGGGTGTCAATTAATTAAAGAAGTTAAAATAATGATTGATGGAATAATTATTCAAAAATTTAGCGGTCATTATTTGCAAAATATTGTTGAACGCGATTTTGACACACATAAAAAAGAGTTATTTGATATTATGACAGGAAATATTAGCGAACTAAATGACCCCGCAAATTTCAATAACCGAAACAATAATTATCCAAACGCATTTAATATAAATGGAACTAATCCTGATATAAGCGGTATTGAACCATCTATAAGAGAATATACTTTATATATACCAATTAACAGCTGGTTCACAATGTCCTCTTTTATGGCGTTTCCCTTAATATGTTTACAATATAGTAATTTAGTTATTGATTTTACACTACGTCCATTATTTGAGTTATTTACTATTAAAGATGTATTATATGATATAAGTGTAAATACTTATAAAATAGCTAATTATAATAATATTCCTCAAATACAACCTATTCAAACAACAACAGAATATCAATTTAATAGATTTATAAATCCGCCGCCATATACTGATTTATCTGGAGACAGTTATATTAATTTAACAAGTAGAATAAATAGTAATATACACTTATTATGCACTCAATGTTTTCTTGATAATGCTGAACGAGAAATGTTTGCCAAAAATAGTCAAAATTATTTGATTAAGGAAATAAAAGAATATAGTTTTATAAAAGTTATTAAGACTAATAAAATTAAATTAGAATCAAATGGATTAATTAGTAGTTGGATATGGTATTTTCAAAGAAGTGATGTTAAGGAACGCAATGAGTGGTCTAATTATACTAATTGGCCTTATGACAATAGTATTCCAAATGATTTACAAAAAATCAAGATTGATTCTAAATATCAATATTATAGTCCACATTTTACTTATAGTAGTGATATTTCAAAAAATATTTATTATACAGGATATGTTCCTAGTGTTTATGAACAAACTAATTTTTGTGAAATTATGAAAAATTTTGGCATAATATGCGATGGTAAATATAGAGAGCAAACATTTGATAGCACTGTATTTAGCAAAATAGAAAAATACAATAAGTCTAATGGTTCCAATTCAAAAGTTGGTTTATATTATTATAATTTTGCGTTAACAACTGACCCTTTTAAACTGCAACCAAATGGTGCGTTTAATACAAATAGATTTAAAACAATTGAATTTGAATATAATAATTATGCTAATCCACCAATTGACTCTAGTAATGTAGAATTTACAACAATATGCGACCCTGAAACAGGAGCAATAATAGCAACATCAAAAGACCCAACAAATATTTATAAATATTATTATAATTTGTATGTAATTGAAGAAAAATACAACATATTGTTTTTTCAAAATGGTTTTGGTGGACTCTTATATTCTAGTTAATAGTTATAGCTTATACTAATTTAATTTTTGGAACTTTTCGTGTTCCACTATTTTTTGCTTTAAGTGCTAATTTTAGTGCCTTTGAATTTGCTGTACAACCACGTTCCAATATTTTATAATCTATTGCTGATGCTTTGCCTCCACTAATAGCACTTGCTAAGCGTGCATAACCCCAACTATGTGCGCTTTGATTTGGACGTGACCCAGAAGAATAATATGCGCCGCGACCCTTTTTAACAATTTGTAATAAGGCATTTTTAGAACAACCTGTTGCATTTACTAAGTCGGAATTTATTGTTATATTTTTTAGTTTATATAACTTTTGCGCTTTTGCTATATGAGCCGATTTTTTGGATTTATATGAGTCAACGTTTTTTCGTGTTAAATAGCGCTTCTTTTTATATGCATTACGTGAGGCTTTTAATTGTTTAATTTGTAGTTTTTTATCTTTCGAAGTAAGACGACGAGGTAAGTATTTAATAGGTATATTTATCATTTTTAATTACTATTATACTATAATATTTATTATATATAAAAATATTATAATATGAATAAAAGTATGAATAAAAGTATGAATAAAAGTATGAATAAAAGTATGAATAAAAGTATGAATAAAAGTATGAATAAAAGTATGAATAAAAGTATGAATAAAAGTATGAATAAAAGTATGAAAGAAAAAATCATAAAATTTGAAAAAGGACCGCCTGGAAAAAAATACACAGCCTTTATCCAAAATAAGACAACCAAAAAAATACGCAAAATACATTTTGGAGCATCAGATTATCAACAATATAAAGATAGAACTCCGCTTAAATATTATTCACATAAAAATCATAATGATAGAAAACGAATGCGCAATTATTTTAATAGACATTCTGGAACCAAAAAAAGAGGCGAAGCAATTAGTTTAGAAAAAAGAAAATCACAAGGCTATTATAATGCTAAAATATTGAGCCATGTATATTTATGGTGAAATTATGGAATTATGGAATTATGGAATTATGGAATTACGGAATTATGGAATATAAGTTATGTATTTTTAAGATATTTTTTATATCATAAGTTAGAGATAAATTAGATGGATAAGGTGATGGCATTGTTAAATATGCGGTAGTCATTAATGACCCAGTAAAAGTAAAACCAAGTTATTTAAAATCCATTTTTTATATCATAAGTTAGAGATAAATTAGATGGATAAGGTGATGGCATTGTTAAATATGCGGTAGTTACTAATGACCCAGTAAAAGTAAAACCACTATATGTAGGATTACCCACAACACTGGAATTACTGCCATTACCAATTACTACTACTAATGTCAATACTGTAGTAGGTGTAAACAGTCGGTTCTCGATAGGGAATGGGAGAGTATGCCCTGTATTTTGCGAGAACGAATTGCCGCTGGCTTCTGTTCTTGATGCTAGTAAAAATGTACCCTCATACAACCAAACTGAAAGACCATTACCCGAATTATTGGGTGTTGAATTGGTAATAATAAAACTAATACTACCATACCAACCAGTACCTAATCCATTTCTTATATTATAAGTTAGAGATAAATTAGATGGATAAGGTGATGGCATTGTTAAATATGCGGTAGTTACTAATGACCCAGTAAAAGTAAAACCACTATATGTAGGGTCAGCCCCCGCAACACTTGAATTACTGCCATTACCAATTACTACTACTAATGTCAATACTGAAAGAGGTCTAAACAGTCGTAGGTAGTGAGGGATTTGTATAACAACCCCGGTATTTTGTGCGATTTGAGTGCCATCGGCTACTGTTTTTGATGCTAATATAATTGTGCCCGCATACAACGAAATTTGAAGAACATTACCCGCATTATTTGGTGTTGTATTAGTATTACTAATATTAATACTACCATACCAACCAGTTAACGTATTGCTCTCAATATTAGCAATTCGTGCCTCATAATCAGCAAGTTTTGCTACTAATTGAGAACTCAATGTTCTTTCTAGAATACTTCCATTAGGCATATTTATATTTGTAACACTTATAGTTGTAACACTTATATCATTTGCGTATATGTTGCGCCACTGCTTTGATGAAGAACCCAAATCAGACATACTAGTGTTTAAAGGAATTATGTTGCCGCTTATATCAATATTTTGAAAAGTCCAATTACCGCTTTCATCAATACTATTAAAACTATTATCAAATACATTGTAACTTGTTGGAGGTCGTCCTTTTAATGAAGAGGTCAAAACAACATTATATCCACCAACCGTTCCAATACGATAATCTGCAACGGCAACAAATAGCCCAAGTTCAGGAGACCAACATACACCACGCCAATCACTAGTTTCAACTCTTATGTGCGTCCAAATTATTCCATCACTAGAAGTCATTACTCTATTAGTTCCACCAGAAGCAACAGCAACAAATAAACCAAGTTCTCCAGACCAGCATACGCTTCGCCAAGGATTTTCAACTATTGAAATTGTAGTCCAATTTATTCCATTGCTAGAAGTCATTAGTCTAAAAGTTCCATCAATGGCAACAGCAACAAATAAACCAAGTTCTTTTGACCAACAAATACTAGACCAATAACTATTAGGGGCTACTTTTGTAGTCCAAGTTATTCCATCACTAGAAACCAATACAACATTTTGATTCTCACCAACAGCAACAAACAAACTACGTTCGGCTGACCAACAAATAGCACGCAACTTACTAATGTTTACTGCTATTGGTATCCATGTATTTCCATCATTAGACGTTGTTACCTTTCCAATATTAGCAACAGCAGCAAACAATTGAAGTTCTTTAGACCAGCAAACACTAGTCCAGTTATTATATTCGTATGTTGTAGCATCATCCCATATTGTTCCATTGCTAGAAGTCATTATTCCATTAGTTCCATCTCTAGCAACCGCAACAAATAAACTACGTTCTGGAGACCAACAAACACCTCGCAGTGCTATTTCAGTATCTAGTGCTATTGAATTCCAAGTTATTCCATTATTAGACGTCATCACTTTATCATCACCAACAGCAACAAATAGTCCACGTTGTGGTGACCAACAAATATTATACCAATCGCCAGAAGTTACTGAGCGAGGAGTCCAAGCATTGACTGCTTTAAAACCACTTGAATAAGGATTTAATCTTGGATAAGCATCTTTTGCTAATCCATAATAACCATTAACAGCAGACCAACTTAAGTCCCCACTAATGTTTTGATATAACCTATGAGTTGTAGTTATACTAAAATTACTTGCATCAGGAACTATTCTCATAGAATCACCACTTACGCTAAATATTATATTTCCACTTACACTAATATTAGTTGCGCTTATGTCACGTATATATGCGTTTCCCCACGATTTATTAACAAGCCCGATAGTTCCTTTATTAGGAAATAATGGATTTAAATTAACGCTTATATCAATAGACGCTACACTTACATCATTTATATATGCGTTTCCCCATGATTTATTAACAAGACCAATGGTTCCTTTATTAGGCACTAATGGATTTAAATTAACACTTATATCAATTGAACTAACGCTTATATCATTTATATATGCGTTTCCCCATGCTCTATTAACAAGACCAATAGTTCCTTTATTGGGAAGGAGCGGATTTAAATTGGTGCTTATATCAATACTAGAAACGCTTACATCATTTATATACGCGTTTCCCCATGCTCTATTAACAAGACCAATAGTTCCTTTATTAGGCACTAATGGATTTAAATTAGTACTTATATCAATTGAACTAACACTTACATCATTTATATACGCGTTTCCCCATGCTCTATTAACAAGACCAATGGTTCCTTTATTGGGAACTAGCGGATTTAAATTAAGGCTTATATCAATTGAACTAACACTTATGTCATTGATATATGCATTGTTCCATGTAGCTCCAACTTCACCTATAGATGGTACTATAGATGAACCGCTAATGGTAGTTGGTATAATGTTAGAACTATATATAGTATTAATATGACCAATTGCCCATCTACGGTTAGTTTGACCAATATATCCATTTCCATTATTAGTAGGATAAATATTACTTGTAGTTATAGTTGTAATATGGCCTTCGCTCCATGCTTTACCAGAAATTCCCAGACTTCCCGAGTTAGCAACTAATGGATTTAAATTGAAGGTTACATCAATAGACGACACACTTATATCTTTTATATGCGCATTGCCCCATGCTTTATTGGGAAGACCGATGCTTCCTTTATTAGGAACTAATGGATTTAAATTAGTGCTTACATCAATAGAGACAACACTTATATCTTTTATATGCGCATTGCCCCATTGTATATTAGGAAGACCGATGGTTCCTGAGTTAGGAAGGAGCGGATTTAAATTGGTACTTACACTAATGTTACTCGCGCTTATATCGCGTATATAAGCATTTCCCCAATAGTTAGTAACACTTCCTAGTTTTCGCTCGGGGTTAATGTTAGGGTTAAAAAAATAAGGAATTATATCACTAGTAACTTCTAGTAAATTAATAGTAGAAGTTCCGCCACCACCACCACCAGTACTAACCGGAGGATAAGGCAGACCGTTTATTGAATTAACGTTCAAATTATATACAAACATAGCACTCCATTTATTTGTTAAAGAACCCAAATTAGAGAAGCCATCAGATAAAGGTACTATATTACCACTTATAGTCATATTAGTCGCGGTTATATCATTTATATATGCGTTTGCCCATGGTCTACTAGTAAGACCTAATGTTCCTGAGTTAGGAACTAGTGGATTTAAATTGGTGTTTATATCAATCGACACTACACTTATATCATTTATATAAGCGTTGCCCCATGCTTTATTGGGAAGACCGATGCTTCCTTTATTGGGAACTAGTGGATTTAAATTAGTGCTTACATCAATAGACGCTACACTTATATCATTTATATATGCATTACCCCAACGTCTATCAGAAAGACCTAATGTTCCTTTATTAGGAACTAATGGATTTAAATTTGTGCTTATATCAATTGAAGAAACACTTACCTCTTTTATATATGCATTGCCCCATGGTCTACTAGAAAGACCAATGGTTCCCTGATTAGGAACTAGTGGATTTAAATTTGAGCTTACATCAATTGAACCAACACTTAAATCGCGTATATATGCGTTACCCCATTGTCTATTAGAAAGACCGATGCTTCCTGTTAAAGGTAGTAAAGGATTTAAATTAACACTTACATCTATTGAACTAACACTAAGGCTGTTTGAAGTAATAACTCCACTTATACTAATATTTCCACCTGAAGTAATATTTCCACTTATGCTAATATTTCCACTTGAAATAATAGCTCCACTTGAAATAATAGCTCCACTTGTGCTAATATTTCCACTTGAACTAATAGCTCCAGTTGAACTAATAGCTCCAATTAAAATAGTTCCACTTATACATGTATCTCCTAAAACATGCAAACTATAAACACTACTTGGGTCTAAACCAATACCCATTTTATTATTTACTCTGACATGTTTGTTACGAGCTTGTAATATAATATTAGAACAACTATCAATAATCATATTTTCACTTGACAAATTTTGTAAATATGTTGCTGGTATGTTATATCTTATTGGAATTTGCGTACCCGTTATAAATTTATTTAATAATGGATAAACATCAGGTATATCAATAAATGATGATGTAGACATTTTAATATAGCAAAATATAATTTTACTCATATTAAAACATAATAGTTTTAATATCTAAGCCTTAAATAATTAGAAGCATCAACGTAAATCTCTCCACTAATTAATTGATAAATAAGCGGAATAGCTCCAGCAAGAGGCAACTTACTTATATCACTTATAATAAGTCGGGGCGTTCTAATATATTGAGGGTTATTAATAGCAAAATTGCTAATATCAATGGCGTATTCTGGAGCTAAAGTATTTATCCCTATTCTGTTAGCAGATGTATCTATACATATACATTGTTCCATAGAATTAGTGCTTATGTCTGCTGTTACATAAGAAAAAGCTCCTACAAGTGCATTAATAGAATCGTCTGACATATTATCTAAAATATATAAATAGCTTTTATATACATATTTTTCTTAATAATTAGTAAAAATAATATAAAATATAAAACATAAAATATTTTAAAATGCTCTTTCAATAGTAGTAATTCTGGTTTCTAAAATACTTATTTTATTAATTAATTCTTGTATTTGAATATTTTGTTTGTTTATGATATTAAACAAATCATAATTTGTTGTTGCATTATTTGTTGTTGCATTATTTGTTGTTGCATTATTTGTTGCTTCGGCAAAATTTAATACATTTTTAATAGTTTCAACATTATTATCTAATTCTTTCAAAGCTGCTAAACAATATATAAAAATAGAATTATAATTTAAGCTATATGGAGTTTGTTCATTGCCATTAATTACACTAAATTTAAGTTCTTCAATTTGTTGAACATCTTGAGCTATTAAACCTGCTTCTATTATATATGGCTCATTTAGTTGTCCTCTATAATGTAGTTCTTTAAAATTGCTTGTTTTCTGGTATATTTGAGGTTTTAATTGTCTAATTGCTAATAAAGCATTAACAATATTTTGTTCATTATGTTTCAATCTATCATCAGAACGAAGCGTAATATAACCTGTTCCTACACTAGAACCTACTATTGTTGTTCCTGTTCCTCTAACATTTAGAGAACCGTCTATCCATATATTTCCACTTGTATTTATTGAAATATCACCACCACTTATAGAAGGATAAATAACACGTACATATAAGTTTGGTGAATTTAAAGACCCATCAATTCTTACATTTCCATTAATGCTTATATCGTTATTTAAAATTGGTCTAATAGATTTTACATATAAATTAGTAGTACAACTTATATCTATAGAAGTTAAATTAGTAAAACTTCCACTAATACAGTTTAAAAATGACGTGCTTATATCTTGACATCTTACTGAAGTAGAATCACTAGTGGTACATTTACTATTAATAGTAGTAATTCCACTATTATCAATAGTGGTATTAGCAGTTCTAAAAATAGAACTATTTATTGTACCGCTAACATCTATTTCATAAAAAGGAGAACTTACATTTACTCCAATTCTACTATTTTTTGTATCAATACAAACTACTTTGTCTGTTGGACTAATAATATTATCAACTAAAGCACTAACACTTGTTGCTATTTTATTTTGTGCCGCCATGCTATTTAATTATATTTGAGATAATTAAATAACATATTAAACATTATTAAAAACTATTAAAAATAAAACTATTAAAAATAAAACTATTAAAAACCAAATTTTTGTTCTAATGTTTTGTTTGTTTTATTTGAATAAATTGGGTGTTGAATAGGTTTATGCATTGAACTTGCATCTTCTTTATATTTTAAATATGAAACGGCTTCATTATAAACACTTGGAATACAGTAATTCAAAACATGACTATTTAATTCTTCTATTTGTTTTTCTATATTTGTGTCTAAATTTTTTGAATATTGTAAATACATAGATCTCATAACTAATACCACCTGATCTTCTGCTTGTTTATCTATTAATATACGTTGATTTGATTTATCATACACTCCTTTACGAATGCTATTTTGTATTAACTCTATATTTTTTTTGGAAAAATAGTTTGTTGACAACTGCGACCTTTCAAAATTACCAGCTAATACATTTTGATAATTAGTATTTGTATTTATAGGAATTTTATCCATCATAGAAAATTGAGTAGCTATATTAGGTCCCATTATATTTACTTTTCCATTGTATTGGTTCATAATAGACTATTTTAAATAATAAAATATTTTATTTCTAATAATTTTTTCTATTATATTATTATTTATGTTAAATTCATTTATTTTAATATAATTTATATAATTAAAATAATTAAATTAATATAATAATAATATAAATATGTTAACAACTTTCAATAAAAGTGTACTGTTTATTTCTACAATATTATTAATAATAGGATTAATTGTTGTTGCAAATTTTATAATGTCAAATAAATTAACTGAAGTATATCCACCAGTTGTAAGTGATTGCCCTGATTATTGGGATGTAGATTATGATAATCAAGGAAAAAAACACTGTAAAAATAATACATATATAAATGATGGCCATTCAACAGCAACTTGTCGCTCATATCCACATGCACTATTTTCTGCAAACGGTTCTTCGCCAGATGATGTAATTTGTGAAAAGTCTAAATGGGCAAAAGATTGCAATATACACTGGGATGGAATTACAAATAATCCCAAAGCATGTGTAAATACTTCTATATAGCTTCAATAACTATTATAACTATAGTAACTATATAAAATTTTATATTTACAATATATATAAATATAAAATATATATGACAAATTATGCTACTAACTATTTTGACATTAGTGAAGGTACAACTGATATAAGTCAACTATATGTTCCAGCTCTTAAAGAAAATGTTCCTTGGGGTATTCATTCAACATATATTTATAAAGAAACTACTTTAGCGCCTCAATTTAATAGCGGTATTAATAAACATTTAGTTATTGAAAACAAAACTTTGACTGGTAATATTATTTTAAAAACACATACATCTGGAAGAACTATTATACAAGATAAATTAGATGTTAAAGAACTAAGGTTTAATAATGTGGTGACTAATATTGCTACAACTGATTTTTCCCCATTTATGTATAATATTGGAAGTACTATTTATATAAATGGAGGATTAACAGTCAGTGGTGGAAATTTTAATTTGTTTAAAGGAGTCGCCGGAGAAACTAGTGAATTGAATGAGCCGAGAATAAATAATCCTACAATAAATAATGGGTTATTTATTAGCGGTGAAATAATTGGTGCGCAAATTAGAAACTCAACAATAAGTGGTGGTTCTATTAATGGTGCTGCTATTATTAATAATTCTATAACAACAAGTAAAATTCTTGATTTTAATATTACAGAAAGTAAACTTGCTACTAATTCAGTGTCTACTATTAAAATAGCAGACAATGCAATAACAAATATTAAAATAGCCAATAATATTATTGGTAATACTAAATATGGTCCTAAAAGTATTACATATGATAAAATTGCCGACGGCACTATTAGTAATGCTAACTATGGTTTAGCAAGTATTACATATGATAAAATTGCTAATGCTACTATTAGAGGAGAAAATATTGCTCTTGCTACTATTTCAGGAGAAAATATTGCTCTTGCTTCTATTACAGGAGCAAATATTGATATTGCTACTATTAGTATAACAGGAGCAAATATTGTTAATAATTCAATTAATTCAGCGCATATAATTGATGGTTCTATTTTAGGAACAGATATTTGTAATCTTACTATTACAGAAAGCAAACTTGCATCTAATTCAGTTAGTAATGCTAAAATAGTAGACAATGCAATAACGAATGCTAAAATTTTTCCTGCTACTATTACAGGAACAAGCATTGCTATTAGTTCAATTAATTCAGCACATATAATTGATGGTTCTATTTTAGGAACAGATATTTGTAATCTTACTATTACAGAAAGTAAACTTGCTTCTAATTCAGTTAGTACTGATAAAATAGTAGACAATGCAATAACGAATGCTAAAATAGTAGACAATAATATATCAGGGTCTAAGATTGCTGACAATACAATTAATAATTCTAAACTACAAGACAATACAATTAACAATTCTAAACTACTAGACAATACAATTAATTATAATAAAATATTAGACAATGCAATAATTGAAAGTAAAATTGCCAATTATAATGTTACTACTAATAAAATAGCAGACAATACAATTAATAATTCTAAAATAGAAGACAATACAATTAACAATTCTAAACTACTAGACAATACAATTAATTATAATAAAATATTAGACAATGCAATAATTGAAAGTAAAATTGCCAATTATAATATTACTACTAATAAAATAGCAGATGCTAATGTGACATATGCTAAATTAAATAGTAATATAACAACTGTTATAGACGCAAAAGCACCTATTGCAAATCCAACATTTACAGGAAATGTTACAGCAAACAATATTAAAATAAATGGACAAAATAATTCACTAGAATTAGGTACTGGTGTTGGTTATAAAACAAACTATGCAGGTCATATTGGTTATGGTATAACAGCAAATGGAAGTTTAGATATACACGGTGCTTCGATCTATACTGGGGGTCCAAAATTAGTTAGAATATGGAATGCTTTATATATTGACAGTACTGCGGGTTATAATGGTGTAGGTAGTGGTCTTGTTGTTTGCTCAACTGAAGGAAATAATGGCGAATATATTACAAATATGAAACCGATTGGTAATACATATATAGAAATGGCTAGATATAACTTTGATTATAATAGTAATGATCTACATTTTAGAGGTGTAATTGGCTTTAACTATTTTAATAGTGATATAAGACAAAAAACTAATATTGCAGAACCACTAATAAACAATGCTTGTGAATATATTAAAAAGATAGAATTTAAAAGCTTTAACTGGAAAGAAAATGTTGATACAAATAAAACAAAATGTGAATTAGGTGTTATAGCACAACAATTGGAAAGTGTTTACCCAAAATTTATAAATATAAATTACGACGAACAAGAGCCTAAAGATGAGACAAAACATAAATCTATAAATACAAATGTATTTTCTACTTTTATGATGAAAGGTATTCAAGAATTAATTTTAGAAAATATACAATTGAAAAAGGACAATGAATTAATGAAAAAAGATATTGAATTAATAAAACAACATTTGGGGCTTTAATCAAAAATAATTGTATTACATTTTATTTTATTTTATTTTATTTAATAAAATTACATTTTATTTTACTAGTTTTTATATTAATTAAATATAGAAACTAGTTGGTTGTTATGTCAATAACAAATAAATTAGTAGCAAATATAAAACAAACACAAGTCGATATAAATAAGTTTACAGACACAAATAATGTTATATGTATTGATACATCTAATAATCGTATTGGTATAAATACTAAAACTCCACGCTATTCTATTGATATATGTGGCACTAATAATAAAATTTTTGTAAGTAATTTAGAAGTGGCACAAAATGCTAATATTTTTTCTATAAGCGGGACTACTATAAATTGTGTTGATGGCAGCTTTACACGCAATTTAGACACAAGCTTTATTAATTTCAAAACTATTAGTGGGTCATTAATAAGAGCAACAACTATTTTAGGAATTTGCGGTGCAATAGTAGATTTAAGTGGTCATAATATTAAACTTAGTAATGAACTGATAGCACTTTCTATTAGCGCTGATACTATTAAGGCAAACCGTGTAAGTACTAATATTTATGATATTGAAACCGGTTCTTTTAATATTATTAATGTTACAAGAAATGTTACAACTACTACTATTACTGGAGGAACTATAGTAGCAGTTAGTATAGTTGCAAATACTATAGATTGCAGTACTTTAACTGCAAACTTTATACAAAGTAATAGAATAAACTGTGTGCAAACACTTTCAGCTGGAACTGTAAGCACAAATAATTTAATGTCAGCTTCAGGACAGTTTTTTTTTAAACCTTCTGGTGAGTTATATGTTTTAGCTACTGAATTAGGAGACCAGAATATAGCTAATATACAAACTTTAATAAATGGCGAAATAGCTCGTCAATCAAATACTGAAGTTCGGACATCCCTTATTGTGGCTGACAAAGGGCTCATTGACGATTGTTGTATAAATACTTTAAGAGTCACAACCACTATTAATATTAATGGTCATTTAATACTACCACAACAAACTTCAGGAACTTCATATAATGGTTATTATGGAAGTTTAGCAATTAAGCAATTTGGTTTAATAAATAGTTTAACCTTATATAATAGTAATTCAAAATGGTCTAATATTTTTAGTGCAACGCATTATGCCACAATTGACTTAAGTGGTACTTCTAAAAAAAATATAGCAACTTACATAATAGATTCGGCCGACAGTTCTATTTTACCTAATTATAGATATATTCCAATAAAATTTAAAACTATAAATAATAATGCAGCAAAAACACAGTTATTTTCCATTAACAGTTCAAACAAATACATAGAAATAAGTAACACTGATTTGAGTTCAGGAATTTACGAAATAAATGCTAGTGTTACGTTAAGTTATAATAATACTATAAGCGGTGACGTTGAGCCAAATGATTTTACATTTGGATTATATGATAATATAATTTTAGATTTTACTGATGCTAATATTAGTAGTACTATTGAGATTTCTTATAACTATGTAAAAAATAAAAATCTTATATTGGCATTTGACAATAGTTATAATTATTCTAGTGTATCATTACATTATATTGGCCCTTTATATTATACTCCTAATTATAGTGTTAATAATACAAGAGGACTTTGTTATTTGGTAAGCTCACAAAAAGATATTTCTAATTTTAATGTAGAATATTTTAGTTCAACTATTAAACTCCTAAATTATGACACATAAGCATAATTATTTTATAATTATTATAATTTTTTATAATTTTTTATAATTTTTTATAATTATTTTTGTTTTAAAGTAATTATAAAATTTATTATTTTTTAATGACGACGTCTTGACCGTCTTGAACGTCTTGAACGTCTTGATTTTCTTGACCGTCTTGATTTTCTGGGTCTTCTTGACCGTCTTGAACGTCTTGATCTTCTATGTCTTCTATGTCTTCTTCCTCCCACTGGATCTTCTTCCTCTTCTTCCTCTTCTTCCTCTTTTGGCTCTTCTTCCTCTTTTGGCTCTGGTGGTGGCTCTGGTTTTGGCTCTAATTTATCTCTTTTATTTTGCAATTCTTCAATCTTAGTAGTATCTGGTTCCTCTGCACTATTTAAATGCGTAAGAACTTCATCTATAGCAGTAATCAGAGCGGTTTTAGTATCTTCAATACTAGTATCTTTATTATATGTTTCTTCGGCAGCTAATAAGTTTGTTTCTGCCGTCGCTAAATCAACAGCTCCTCCTCTCATTCTTCTGGTCATTCTTTTAGAACGTCTCGCCATTCTTATTATAATATAATAATATAAAAAAAATTTATAAAATATAATAATCTCTAAATAAATAAATAATAAACAAGCTTATTTTATTTTGATTGTTTTGATTTTTTTGATTGCTCTTCAACTTTATCAGTTTTATTAGGCAATTTTAAAAAGTCATTATACGCAATTTTCAATTCTTCAAGTTCTGATAGCCACATTTCTTCTAAAGTTTGTGCCTTAATAGTTTCTAACTCAGTTTTCTTTTGTTCGTGTTCTTTCATTAATTTTTCAACATTTTCTTTGCTTACCGAATCCATTGGCATTTTAATCAAATAATTAAAGTCGCCATTTTCTCCTAAATCAAATTTAAAATTTGTTAAGATTGCAACAATTTCTTCCTTAGACTTTTTCCGCAAGTCAATAGTACTATCTAAATTATATTGAATAAAACGCGCTTTTGAGGTTAATATGTTAAGTTCTTTGTCAAGCTTCACAATAATATATGCTTTACGCTGTGCATAATAGTCATATCTAATAGCATAATAATCATCAATAATTTCATAAACAGTTTGATATTTACGCAATTGCTCTTTTTCATTAAACAAATGCATGTTTGTAGTAGATTGAATGCAATAAAGTTTCAAGTATTTTTCAATACCTTCAATATTATAGTCGTGCTTTTCTAGCAACAATTTACTCATTACTCCTGGATAAAATGTAATTTCAAATTCAACATTTAAATCAGTTGACATGTCCTTAAAATCTTTAATTAGTTCTTCTTTGTTTCCTGTTTTAACAGTTCCAGTTCCAGTTCCTGTGTTACTATTGAGTCGCTGTTCTAAAAATTCCTTATAGTCTTGCGTCCATGTTCCAATAGGAAGCTCAGTAACACGAATTTTATCATTACCAAGTATTTCATAACACCCTTTAATAACATATTTATTAGCTTGGTCGTCACATGGATAAATTGTTCCTTTAAATCCTTGATAATATGGTTCAATTAGTAACGACTTCATATTTGCATTTTTAAGTTTGCATATTAAATAATCAATAATTTGAATAGGATTATAACACATAATATCTGTGCTAAATCCTGTTCCAATTCCTTTTGCACCATTTACAAGCACCATTGGAATGATTGGAACATAATAAATTGGCTCAACATACACTCCATCATCTTCATTATATTTAAGGACATAATCGTCTAATTCAGGAAATAGTTTCCGAGTAATTGGATTCAAATATGTATAAATGTACCTTTCAGATGCTGCATCCCTACCTGCACCCATTAAACGTGTTCCAAACTGACCACAAGGCATAAATAAATTAATATTGTTTGAACCAACATAATTTTGTGCTAATCCAATAATAGCACCATTTAAGCTTGCTTCACCGTGATGATAACATGAATGTTCCGAAACGTAACCACTAAATTGCGCTACTTTTATTTCAGATGTTAAATTTTTCTTAAAACCAGCATACAAGATTTTCCGCAAACTGATTTTTAGTCCATCACATATATTAGGAATTGAGCGATCATTATCATATTTTGAAAAATGTATCATATCATTATTAATAAACTCTTCATATGTCACTTCTGGGTTGGACGTATTTAAATATAGATTTCGGTCATAATGTGAGAGCCAATTTTTGCGATCATCTGCTCGCTTCTTATTAAATACCATATCAATTGTTTGTCTTGAAGTTTCGGTGCTCTTAAAATTTACAATTTTCTTCTTTAAAAAGTATTCTTTAAACTCTTTGCTAGTGCTTGTTCCCAAACCTTTGTAATATTTAATAGACCACTTACTACTATCTTGCTGGTTATTCTCTCTCCAATTCATATATTCACCATTATTGTAAAATTCAAGTGTTGTTTTGCCTTTTGTTGCCTTTAAAATGGGAGTATTCATGTAGCCAATAAAATTGGGAATTTGAATTAAAGACTTCCATTCACTATCAATCATATTTATGCCAAGACCTTTAATATGGCTTCCATCTAAATCTTGATCTGTCATAAATAATAATTTTCCATATCGCAATTTATTAGTAACGTCATTTGCTGAATATTCTTTACCGTGTTCTAAACCAAGGATTTGCTTAATTTCAGTAATTTCTTTATTTTCCGAAATTTTGCTAATGTTTTCACCACGAATATTAAACATTTTGCCTTTCATTGGATACACTCCAATAATATTACGGTCTTCACGTGACAATCCAGAAATAATACCTGATTTTGCGGAATCTCCTTCACACAAGATTAATATACACTCATTTGATTTATTTGTTCCTGCATAATTTGCATCTACAAGCTTAGGAATATTACGAATAGTTTTACACTTTGTGCCATCTGTTTTTTTGGCCGCTTTATTTTCTTTTACTTCTGTTAAACTACAAGCAACTGACATAACACCCATTTTTGCCAATTTTTCAATAAACTTTGAGCTAACTTCGCAAGACGAACCAAAATTTGAAATGGCAGTGTTTAAATAGTCTTTTGTTTGGCTATCAAACGCCGGATTTTCAATGGTGCAATTTACAAATATCATAAGTTGTTCTTTAATTGATGCTGGTTTAACTTCAACATGCTTTTTCTCTTTGATGTAAAGAGTTAGTTTTTTTACTAATTGTCCAACAATATATTCTACGTGCTTTCCACCTTTAGAGGTATGAATTCCATTTACAAAACTGACTTGTGTAAATTCCTCATTTGGTGCTAGGCAAACAGTATATTCCCATCGTTCATTTGCTTTTTCATACAAACGCGGATGTTCACTTTTGCAACCAATATAAAGATTTGCATAACTTTCAAAATCTTTTACATCTGGGTCTAGTTTAAGTGTATTATACTTGACTTTAACAGATTTATCTGTAACAGCAGCAATATCAAAAATTCGCCGAATTAATAATGCTTTAAAATCACTGTCAAAATTGCCTTCTGTTAAACCAAGTCGCTTAAAATCGGGCTTAAAACTAACTGTTGTATAAGGTTTGCCTTTACATTTAGTGATTGTTGGTTTTTCAATAATATTTAAGTTATCTTTAAATTCTTGTACGTATTTTTGACCAGTTTTAGCATCTACTGTTTCAATTTTACCCCATGATGACCATATTAAAACTAATTTGAATCCAAATCCGTTTTTTCCTCCAACTACTTTTTTCTCGGTTTTATCATAATTAGTCGAAGTCCTCATATGTGCAAAAATTAGTTCTGGAATCCATACACCATATTCAGAATGAATAGAAACATCAATACCATTACCGTCATTTGTTAATGTAATAATTCCGTCATCAGCAATTGTGATTGCTATGTTTGTTACAGGATAATTTACTTCATTAGTTTCTTGACTTGTAGCAATTAATTGTTCCATTCTTAGCACATGATCACGACAATTAACAATCGCTTCATCAAATAGTTTATATAGTCCTGGAATGAAATTAATATTTTTTTCTACAATTTTCTTATTTACTTCATCGTAAATATACATATTTGACATTATTTGTTCAATAGAACCAATATAGGTATCTGGATTGTCTAATACATGCTCTTTGTCTGTTTTTTTTTGATATTTTTTATCTATATTTGCTTTAGATGTCATAATGTATTAGTAATAATATTATTAGTAATAAATAATATTTATACTATTTATCAATTTTATTTATTAAAATTATAGTATTTATAGTATAAATAGTATTATTTACGAATATATTACATTAATTTTTTTAATACTATATACAAATACTAATAATGTCTAATTGCTTTCCATTAAATAGTAGTTATAGTGAAATTAGTAATAATAAATATATTTTCAATAATAATTATA